GGTTGGTCCTCTCGCGTACCAAGACCCCGGTAAATTTGGCCCAGATGGGCAATCTTGGTGTAAGGAAGGTGATTGGGTTTGCATTGGCCGATATGCCGGCGCTCGATTTAAGATCGATGGTGGCGAAGTACGGATCATCAATGATGATGAGGTCATTGCGACAATCCTCGAACCGGATGACATCAAGCATGTATAGAAAGAAGAAAGAGACCATGGAGAAAAACCATGCCTGAAGAGTCCAAGATCGACATAGGTGATGAGGAAGAAAATTCAGTAAGTGTAGACTTATCTGACGATTCCGAAGAGCCCAAAGAAGAGTCTGAAGAAAAAGTTCAAGCTTCCGAAGAGGAACTTGATGATTATAGTTCTGGGGTCAAAAGTAGAATTAACAATTTGACCAAACGTTTCCGTGAGGAAGAACGGCAGAAACAAACTGCTATTGAGTATGCTGAGAATGTCCGCAAAGAGAATGAAGGCTTAAAGGAACGCATTCAGTCTTTGGACAAAGGCTATCAAGAACAGTTTGAGACTAGGGTCTCTAATCAAATTGAGTCAGCAAAAGAGATTTTAAGACAAGCTCATGAGACGGGCGATGTTGATAAGATTGTTGATGCTCAAGCGGCTTTAGCTGATTTGACTGTTGAGAAGGGAACCTTAAAAGCTGTTAGGGCCGAAAAGGAAGAAGTGCAGACTAAGGAAGAAACTGCGCCTCAACCGCAAGCCGCCCCAGCTGCTCCCGCTGCCCCTGCTCCTCCTCCTGACCCCAAAGCCGAAGCATGGGCTCAAAAAAATGACTGGTTTGGCCAAGATGAAGTTATGACATATGGTGCTTTTGGCATTCATAGGCGTCTGGTCGAAGATGAAGGATTTGACCCAACTTCAGATGACTACTATGCTGAATTGGACAATAGGCTTAGATCAGAGTTTCCTCAGAAATTTGATGCTAAGTCTAAAAGTAACGGGGGAAGCCGGAAGGTTGCGTCAGCCGAGGCCTCTGCATCCCGCAATAGAAGTGGACGAAAAACTGTGCGATTAACGCCTTCTCAAGTTGCTATTGCAAAGAGGTTGAATGTACCGCTTGAAGAATACGCTAAATATGTGAGGGATTAATCATGACTACTGAGAACACAACTCGCCAAAAGTCTACGAGAACGCCGAGAGCCAACCAAACTCGTGCAAGGCAAGCACGCAATGAACCTTGGAAGCCACCGTCCATGTTGGACGCACCACCCGCCCCAGATGGGTACAAGCATCGATGGGTCCGGGCAGAAGTTATGGGTTTTGATGACCGTAAAAACGTATCAGCGAGATCTCGAGAGGGATGGGAACTGGTTCGTGGTGATGAATATCCTGACTTTGAAGCCCCTACTGTTGATGACGGTAAACATGCTGGTGTTATAGGTGTAGGAGGTCTTCTGCTTGCAAGGATTCCTGTAGAGATTGTGGAACAGCGCGATAAACATTTTCGTGATATGACCCGCAATCAAATGGCGGCTGTTGATAACGAGTTAGCTCGTGAGCAACATCCGGCAATGCCTATCAGTAACCCTGAGAGGCAATCTCGTGTAACTTTTGGAGGTCCTCAAAATGAGGACTAGGAGATAGAAAATGGCTAACAGTAATGGAAGCTTTGGTCTACGCCCTCTGATGAAGCAGGGTAGTGCCGCTAACTCCACTGGTACTAATAACTACACGTTCTATGAAATTGCCAATGGCAATACCAATAAGATCTATCAAGGTGCGCCTGTCATTCCCCTTTCAACAGGGTTTATTGACATCGTGGGTGCTGCCGCTGGTGGATCGGTTGGTTTGCTTGGTGTGTTTCAGGGATGCGAGTACGTTTCTAGCACCACTGGAAAACCCGTGTTCAGCAATACTTGGCCGGGATCTGGGGCTGATAGCAATCACCCCGTAAAGGCGATTGTCAATGATGATCCAATGCAACTTTATGTAATTGCATCGGATGCCACATTGACCAACAAAGCTGGGGCTCGTGCCGCAGTTTTTGCTAATGCTAACTTCTCAACCGCAACCACTGGAACGGATGCTACTGGCGTCTCGCTTGGCCGCTTGGCCGTAAGCACGATTGCCACGACAGCCGCTCTTCACATGCGGATCATGGGTTGGGTAGATGACCCTGAGAATGCTGACTTTGCGGCAGCAGGCATTGGCATGGTTGTACGTCTGAACAATCACTTTAACAGTAACAACGGTGCTATCGTAGCTGGTACTCCGTCAACTACTGGCGTATAGGAGGATTAGAAAATGGCTATCAGTAGAGCCCAACTAGCTAAAGAGCTAGAGCCCGGTCTCAACGCCCTTTTCGGCCTTGAGTATGCCCGGTACGAAGACGAATCTGCGGAAATCTATGACACTGAATCTTCGGAGCGTGCTTTCGAAGAAGAAGTGATGCTTTCTGGTTTTGGGTCTGCGCCCGTAAAACAGGAAGGTTCCGCTGTTTCTTTTGACGATGCACAAGAAGCGTACACGGCACGGTATACGCATGAGACTATCGCTCTTGCTTTCTCCATCACGGAAGAAGCGATTGAAGATAATCTTTATGACCGCCTTGCCTCTCGCTATACGAAAGCTTTGGCTCGTAGCATGGCTAACACCAAACAGGTGAAAGCTGCGGCTACGTTGAACAATGCTTTTGATAGCACTTTTACTGGTGGTGATGGTAAGGAGCTTTGCGCTACTGACCACCCATTGGTAAACAATGGCACGCTTCGCAACGAGCCCAGCACTGATGCTGACCTGAACGAAACCAGCCTTGAGAATGCTCTTATTGACATTGCAGCTTTTGTCGATGAGCGTGGTCTTAAAGTATCGGTTCGTGGTCAAAAGCTGATTATCCCGCCGAATCTTCAGTTCGTCGCGGATCGTCTGCTTGAGTCCACTCTTCGCCCAGGTTCTGCGGACAACGATGTTAACGCAATGCGTAACATGGGTATGTTGCCGCAGGGTTACGTTGTTAACCACTATCTGACGGATACGGATGCGTTCTTCATCAAGACGGATGCTCCTCGTGGTTTCGTTCACTTCGAGCGTATGCCCATGTCCACAAAGATGGAAGGCGATTTCGATACTGGCAATGTACGGTTCAAAGCCCGTGAGCGTTACAGCTTCGGTTTCTCTGATCCTCGTTGCGTGTACGGATCTAAAGGCGCGTAAAAACATGGGGGAGGGCAACCTCCCCCATACTTTCTGGGAATCATAGCCCTAGCGACTGTCCCAGCAGACGCTTACGAAGACTCTAGGGCCAATCTCTCGTAAGGAGTTATTTAGATGGGTAACACCACTTTTAACGGTCCCGTCCGTTCAGAAAACGGGTTTGAAGTAATTAATGTTAATGCCACGACAGGTGCAGAAACAAATGTTTTTGATGTTGCCTCAACTGGTATCGTTACTGACAAGTACGTCAAGCACGTTGGTTTTGCTACCGGCGTTACCGTTAACACCACGGCTGGTGATAGCGACAACATTGGTGAGTTCACTCAACCTGCAAACACCATCATCACAGACATAAAAATATTTTGTGTCACGGCCCCTACAATCGGATCTGGCGACATTGGTTATGAGGTTGGAACGTCTAGTTCTGGGGCTCAGATTGTTGCTGCCCAGACAGATGAAATTCTTGATGGGGGAACGACAGTTGTGGTGGGTAACGTTACGGTTACTTCTCTTGTCTTGCAGACGCAAGATGCCACCACGGCCCCAGCTTCTGTCCAGTATACTTCAGCAGAAAGAACCATCTACTGCAATATTACCAATACACAAGATGCTACGACACAAGGCTCCTTTACGTTTATCATTGAGTACGTTCAGGTTGCGTAAACTAGGATGGGGGGAGACCCCCGTTCTTTTAAAAGGAGATAAAAATGGCTGATGCAGTAACGGCTACCACCGTAGAAGATGGTCCTAAAGAAGCCATTTTCTATCTTACAAACACTAGTGATGGCACAGGTGAGGCCGCTGTCACTAAAGTGGATGTTTCGGAACTTTCTTCCTTGCAAGACGGAACGGCTTGTACAGGTGTTCGTGTAAAAAGAATTACCTTCACCAATGTTGGGATGGGTGTAAAACTTCTTTGGGATGCGACTACTGATGTGATAGCGGCTGAACTTCCAGCGGATTATTCAGACACGTTGGACTACTCAGATATGAGCGGTCTTCCGAATGTAGCGGCATCTGGCGGCAACACTGGAGATATCCAGTTGACCACTGTTGGTCACTCCAGTGGGGACACTTACTCCATCGTTTTGCATTGCTTGAAGCAGTACTAAGAAAATGTCCGAGGATCTTGACAGGAAGAACGAGCTGGAACTCGTCAAGATTCAAGGGGATTTAAAACTTCTTTCGGAGAGAATAGACACTATAAAAACAAATGACTTATTCCATGTTCAAAAATCCTTAGATTTAATTACTAAGATTCTTTGGGGCGTGGGTCTTTTGGTATTGGGTCAAATCGGTATTGCTGTTCGATTGGCTGTTTTTGGATAGGAATTAATTATGGCGACTTCTGGTTCGGTTGATTTTAACTTAGACATGGCCGAAGTTACAGAAGAGGCTTTTGAGAGGTGTGGCCTAGAGTTTAGAACAGGTTATGATGCGGCTACCTCTAGGCGGTCTCTAAATCTCTTGTTCGCAGAATGGGCCAACAGAGGATTAAATCTGTGGACGGTAGAACAGATTACTCAACCCTTAGCCCGTCTGTCTGCCTCGTCATCTGTGGCCACCTATCCAATAGGATACATAACGGCTACCGTAGGTGCTTCAACTAATTTAAGTGTAGGAGAGACTATCACAGGTGCTACAAGTGGTGTTACAGCGTCTGTGATTAGTAAGCCTAGTTCCACAACAATTAGAATAACAGTACCATCTGGAGATTTTACAGCGGGGGAGAATATAACTGGGTCTAGTAGTTCCGCAACGACCACGATTAGTTCTAATCCAAGCTTAGTGGATGTTCAGTCTACCGTAGACATGCTTGAGGCAGTCATACGAAGAAGTGGAACAGACATATCGATTACCCGGATAAATCGAGGTGACTATCTTAGTACGCCTGAAAAAACCAGCCAAGCGAGGCCCTCTCAGTT